CCGCCCAGTACATGCAGGATTTAATTCGTACCTTAGAACTGTTTATTACACAGGAACGGAACCCCGGGGAGCTTCGCGGAACAAAAATAACATTAACGGCGTTGCCTACATCGGCAACTGGACTTGAAGCCGGAGCACTGTACAATGACAGTGGTACAGTGAAGATAGTGACATAATCATAATTTAACAGTATAATTGTTCTTGTTAACAAGGAATGAAAAATGGGAATTAATTTAGGAAAGCTTTTAAAGCAAGCCGCGCCTATAGCAATAGGAGCATTTGCCCCCGGCATGTTTCCTGCTGGGACAAACCCATTTTTAGCTTCAGCACTAGCTTCTGGCATTGGTGGAGCGGTATTGGGGCAAAAGCCAAAAGACGCTTTAAAGTCGGCTATTCTTGGTGGAATAGCTGGTGGAGCTATGGACAGTTTTTCCTCCGGTGCTGACAAAACAGGAATTATGAAAGGCGCTAAAGGATCTCAATATGTTTCAACAGATCCGCAAGTTCGCGCTGAACAGTTGGCAATGACAAGCAAACCTTCAATTAATCCTGTTGTAACACCTACAGGCGAAACCATGTCTGGAAAACTTTTAGCTAAATTCCCAACCTTGGCAGGGACTCAAGAAGATCCTAGTCTTTTGTTTAATATATTAAATTCTAATCTGGGAGAGGGCGTGGCGGCTGGTTTGTTGGCACAGCTTTTAGCTGGAGATGATGGTGAAGAAGATTCAAAAGGGTCATTTGAGCGTCGTCCTTATGGACAAGGTGGCCCCGGGGGTCAAATGGGCGGCATTAACTATATGAACGAAGGCGGAGAGGCTATGTTTTTTCCTCGTCGCAATGGTGGGATAGGTCCCGGCGAAGGATCAGGCACAAAAGATGATGTGCCAGCGATGCTCATGGACGGTGAATTTGTTATGACTCGTGATGCGGTAAAGGGCGCAGGCGGAGGGAGTTTAAAAAAGGGAATTGATAATATGTATTCAATGATGGATCAATTCGAGAGGAAAGCCTAATGGCCACTCAAACTGTAGAACAGATACAGCGTCTAGCTCCTTATCTTGAGGGCTTGGAAAAGCGATTACTCCAAACTGGATTTGGCGTATTTGACGGTGAAGAACAAACCAAAAAAGGTCTTTTGGATACACCTCTGGATCTGCCGAGCTATCAAGTAGCTGGCCTTGATCCCTTACAACAAGAGGCTTTAGACAAAGCTTCAGGTATGTTTGGGTCTTACGCTCCTACGTTAACAAGTGCTTTAGGGCAGACGGCTGGGGGGCAAGGAGCCCTGTATGCAGGTCTTGGAGCTTTAGCTGACCCATCTCAGGCCATGGCGCAATACTACAACCCATATGAGCAACAAGTCGTTGATCAGACTATGGCAGACATTGCTAGGGCTGGAGAAATACAAAGACAGGGAATAGGAGCAAGGGCTGTTGGGTCTGGAGCTTTCGGCGGATCTCGTCAAGCTATTGCCGAATCTGAATTAGGTAGAAATGTACTGGATCGCCAAGCTCAAGCAGCTTCTGGCCTTCGCAGAGCAGGATTTGATACTGCCTTAAAAGCTTCTCAAACAGGAGCACAATTAATGGGTGGTCTTGGACAGGCTCTTGGGAACTTGGCTGGTACAACTGCTGATATTGGCCGTGTTGGATCTGAGTTAGGCCGCGCTGATTTGGGTATGCTTACAGAGCTAGGCGGTATGGGAAGAAACTATCAGAGTCAACTTCTGGAAGCTCAAAGACAAAATCAACTGCAAACGGCTCAAGAGCCATATACAAGAATGCAGTTAGGACAGCAATTGCTCAAAGGGGTGCCTAGCGCTGATTTATCATCTACATTCAGATCCAGCACAACCCCATCTACAAATCCATTCCTCGCAGGCATTGGTGCTTATACAGCTTTGCAAGGCATAAAGCCTAGTGGTTCAGCGTAGGTTATAGGAGAGAGAAATGGCTTTAGTTCAAATAGCTGGACAAAATTATCAGGTATCTCCTAGTGGTAGAGTAACTGACTCTAGTAATAATGTAGTCACTAACGCAAATCTTATAGCAACGGCTAGAGCACAAGCCGCATCCCCTAGATTAAATAGAAGATTAAATACAGATTCACTTGCAGTCGGTGCAAACACAGGAATTCTACAAGCAGTAGAAGATGCTAAAAGATCTAGAGGGTTTTCTAGGAAGCCTAAATATATAGGTATGGATCAAGGACTAAGTTCAGTTTTAGATCCTTATGTTCGTGACCCAAAATCTAGTGCAGCAAGCAATATAGCTTCTTTCTTAGGTAGAGGATTTGGTAGAGGAACAGGAGAAGTCCTAGATGTAATAGGCGAAGGACTTGGGGTTGCTGGCGAAGAAATTACTGATTTTTTTACAAAACCAGTAGGGTCTGGAGTTGAATATGATGTTCTTTACAACACTCCTGAAGGAGTTGATTTAGCCAATATCTCTGGTAGTGGAGTTGGAAGACCAGTTATTGGCTCAACAAACCCAAGAGCCGTCTTAACGCCTGAAGGAAGTACAGGTTCTAAGCCTATACCAACGTTAGCCAATTTAATGGGAACAGGAGAAGAAGAACAATTTTATGGTGATGGACAAAGCGAGCTTGTAGATTTGTTTTCCTCGTTTGGTGTTCCTGACGCTATTAGAGATGGTCAGCCATCTGTAGCGAGTTATACTGTAAAAGATGTTATAGAAAGTGATATTGCAAAGCCTAAGTCTGAGCCTGAAGAAACAAAATTAAGCAATTTAATGAGTGAAAAAGGTGATTTGCAATTTACGGGGACTGAACAACAAGGCGCTGATACAGGTGAAATTAACGCTGGTAGCGGAGCGACAACTGATGGCGGCAAAAGCGGAGAGCAAATAAACCAAGATCTATATCAAGGACTTTTAGATCAATCTTTAAAGTCTTACAACGAGGCCGTAGGTATGGCTCCTCCTGAAGCTCAAACAATGCAACAATACAAAGACGAATTTTCAAAAGCTACTGGCATTGATATATCTGGTGACCCAGATAATAAGGCTGCGCTTACAGCGTTTGGCTTGGCTCTCATGCAAAACAAGGCTGGCAAGGGATTTAATGTTGGCAGAATGTTATCTGAAGTTGGCGCAGCAGGTGAAAAGGCTCTGCCTCTCATGGAGCAAGCCAGAAAAGAAGCTCGTGAGGCACAGGTTGCTGCTGGTAAATACGCTCTAACTGAAGGTAAAACAGCCACTGCAAACCGTCAAAAGTTCTTGGTTGATCAAGCTAAATATCTTAGAGATCGCCGCGACACAATTCTTGGCGCTCAAGTTACTAGAATTAATCAGATTGAAGACCGTGAGGATAAACAAGCGGCAGAGAGTTTGTTAAAAGATGCTAAGTTTAAATATGATTATGAAATAGACCTGCTTAAACTTGAAAAAGAGATGGGCGAAGATCAATTTAAAACAACTGATACAAAAGATAGAACGCCTTTAGCAAATAAACCTAATTTAAAAATTACTTATGCTAAAAGTGAAAAAGATGGAAGGCCAAGATTTCTTTACCCAGCAGAGGATGCCGCATCTTTTGGCACTGCTTTAGCAGATGTAAAAGAAGGCACAAGCAGTTTAGACTTTATGAGAGATCAAATAACAGCAGTTAAAGATTTACCGCTTGGTATAAATTTACAAAAAGCTAGAGAAATAGCTCAAGGTATTACAGCTTCATTTGGGTATAAATTAAATGAAGTTCCTGAATACGACAGTAAAGGCAAATACATAGGCACAAAAACTTCTGAAAAACCTTTGGCAAACTTAGACGCTGTAAGAGATAGAGTTGTAGCTCAATTTAAAAGATTTTTAACTCAAGAAACAGGTAATGGTGTATCTAATGTAGATATACAAAAAGTTGAAAAACTTCTTGGAAAGGTTGATTTCTTTGGTGACCCTAATACGGCTCTTATAAGAATTGAAGAGGCAAGAAAAATATTTGAAGCATCTGAAAGTAAAATTCTTACCGTGATGGAAGGCTTTGAAAATCAAGATAGATATTTAAGCCCTGAAGAATATAATTTAACTAGAAAAGCAATTAGTGGAGCTATAGCAAAATCTTACAAACTTGGCAGCGGAGCAAGCGATGTTTTTGATTTTACAGAAGATGACTCAGGCATAAAAACATATAAGCTTTTTTAATTAGGGGTTAGTTTTGGGAAAAATAAAAATAGATTTACCTAACGAAAGTTTTTTTGTTGAAATACAAGGTGATCAACCTACTGTATCAGAGCAAATAAAGCTCGCTAAACTTGTTGAGTCAAGAAGATCTGCTTCTAAAATAGAAGAACAACAATCTGCTGCTATTCAACAAGAACAATTGTTCGACACATCATCTGGTATTAAAGATGCTAAGTTAAGAGCCTTGTTATCTACTGCTGAGACATCAGGGGAAGAAGAAGCACAGCTTCAAAAGCTTTATGGGCTTGGCGAAGGTGACTACACCCGTGACAATCGCGGTAGGTTAGCCATAACCAAACAAGGTGGCACAAAGCTTGGCATGGAGCTTGAGAAGGACACTCTTGTTGATGAAGAGGGGTTTTCTCGCTACGACTTTGCTGATTTAGCTGGGATAGTGCCAGACATTGCTGGCGGTGTTGGCGGTACAATTGGTGGCGCAGCTTTAGGCACAGCTTTATTTCCGGGCATAGGCACGTTCATCGGTGGTGTTCTTGGCGCTGGCTTTGGAACTGCTGGCGCTGGTGCGGTTGAGGAGGGCGTTGAGGCTCTTGCTGGAGTGTCGAGGCAGACCGCTGGCGAAATAGCTACTGACCTTAAAAACGATTTTCTTATTGGCGCTGGCTCTGAATTATTTATTGGCGGTGCGATCAGAATCGTCGCGCCTTTCTTCAGGGGTATGAAAGGCAGGAAATTAGAAGGACAGGATCTTGAGACTGCTGGCATTTCACTGACGCCTGTTGAAGAGGGCGGTTTTGGAATACAGCCCAGTCTAGGAAATGTCGGTGGGTCTAGTCTTATTGCTAGACAACAAGTAATTTCAGAAAAAGTGGCTGGCGGGGCAACAAAAAGATTGCGTAATAATTTTAAAAATATGCAAACAACTATCGGAAAATACAAACAAGCAGTAGGGGCAGACCCTAGTGCGCCAATAGCAGCGTCATCTGCTGAAGAAGCAGGAGAGGCTATTATATATTCAGTAAAGTCTCAAAGGGAAAAAATACGTATTGCTGAAGAAGCCGCTAAAAAAGCAGTTCTAGGTGAATTCAAAGCTTTAACAGAAGGAATCGGCGCGGCGGCAGCAAAAAATCAAAACCTAGATCAATCAATATTTAAAGATCTTACAGTTGCATTAAAAAACTTTGACGATTTAAACGCTACTAAATTTGGGTCAATAGATGCTGTAATTAAAAACACTGTTGGTGATGCCGCTATTCTCCCAACAGCACAATTAAAAGAAGCCGCAAAAGCTTTGAAAAAAAGATATAGTGCTGCGATTGCAGCAGGCGGTCTTTCACCAAAAACAGCCTCAGAAGCCGCAGCCGCATCTTCTATAATCGATGGATTCGCAGATCTAGGTAAAAAGGCTTCATTCACGCAATTGTATAACTTACGTAGAGAACTTTTTGATGCAAGCTTTACTTTTAAAGGTAGAGGCGGCGGCACTCAATTAGATGAAGCCGTTAATCTTTTGGACACCATAATGTCTAAAGAGGCCATCGAACAAGGCGCAAAAGGTTTAAATATTGATGCTCAAAGTTACAACCTTTTAATGAAAGCAGCAGATGAACTTCCTGCGGCTAGAGGGTTCTATAAAGAGGGGAAAACAGCAATAGAAAATATGCAGTCTGCTGCTGGACTTTCTGGTCTTGCAGATGCCGTTCAAAGTGGAACCATAATGGCTAAGACTAATTTTCTAAAAAATATTGTTGCAAACAAATTTCCAGAGCCATTAATAAGAACTTTAAAGGTTATAGAAATGAATGCCGTCAAGGGTCAGGACGGAAAAGCTATGGCTGAAGCGTTTAGAAAGAAGTTATCTTCAGAGTGGCTTGCTGACGCTGTTGCTAAGACCGCTTCAAAAGCAGATGACCCATTGGCTTTTAAAGGATCTTATTTTTCACAAGCGATTGATGAATTAGGTTCTACTGGCAAAATACTATTTGGCGATAGCTACGATGATGTTGTAAAGCTTGCTGATGAAATTAAGTTAACAACAATACCGGGCAAAACAAGTACAGTTGACGTTGAGTCTGCTCTCACAGCTTTAGGAGCTAATAACGCTCCTATTCCTTTGGTTGAGGCGTTGGAAGGCATAGCATCCTCACAAAAAGAGTTGGCTAAATTTAATCAAAGTAATTTATTAAAATCTATTGCTAATAACGAAGCAATACAGCCTTTAGTAGCTGCGCAAGAAGTCTCAAGGGCTGGCGCAAAAACAACAGACATTGTTAAAATAATGGAGTTCTTAGACCCTGCCGCGCAACAACAAGTTCGACAGTTTTATCTTTCTAACCTTTTAGATGACTTTGGAAACGACGCTTTGATTAGAGGAGATGCGTTAAAAAAGTTTGCAAAATCTTTAATGCAAGCGGGAGAAGGCGGAAAACTTCAGGCTGTATTTGGTAAAGAAATGGGTGATGACATAGCTCAATTTGGCCGTGTACTAGAACTTAACGCAAGAACTGTTGCTGGTGGTGATCTTATTGCGGCTAATATTGCAGCTAATCCATTAGAAAACATTATGGATATTCTCAGACTGTCAGTAACAGGTAATCTTTTAACTCATGCTCCAATATACAAGCGCATCTTAAAAGATTACAAAGCTCTAAAAAGCGGGTTGCCTCCAAAAGAAAGATCAGCTGCACTAGGTAGAATAATTGGCAACGCTTTAAAACAGGCACCGGGACAAACTTTACAAGAAGGAGCCCGTGAAGCAGAAAATCAAATTCGCGCTGTAGCTGAAAATTCAGGATTAACCGAACAATTATCCGCAATACAAAGCCAGATGACTCCGCCAAACGCAGCATCTAGTCTTGGAGGCGTGAACGTGACACAACCAACAGTCTCAGCAGGAACCAGTACAATTCGTCAGCAAGCAGCAACAAATCCTGCTGTGGCTCAAACTCTCGGTATTAACCCTGCTACTGCGTCATTGCTAGGAACAACAACACCATGAACATAGATGTTCTACGTAAAGAGATAGCTGAAGATGAAGGCTGTAAATACGAAATTTATTTAGATCATTTAGGTCTGGAAACAACGGGCATTGGCCACTTAATCCTTGAAGGTGAGCCAGAGCATGGCAAACCTGTAGGTACAGTGGTCGAGCAAGATCGTGTCAATCAGCTATTCAAGCTTGACATGGCTGTCACTATCGATGAGTGCAAAGTATTGTACCCGGACTTCGATGATCTGCCAGAAGAGTGCCAGCATATCATTGCGAACATGATGTTCAATATGGGTAGACCTCGACTGTCAAAATTCGTTGGTATGAAATCTGGCGTGGACGCTAAAGATTTCAACCGGGCGGCAGACGAGATGGTTGATTCGAGGTGGTACACGCAGGTAACTAACCGCGCAAGGCGCTTGGTAGACCGTATGAGAGCGCTTGCAACTGATTAGACCTTAACAGTCGCAGACCCAATACCACTTTTACTATATTTGTTATCATAAGCATCAGCCGTTAGCTTGCCTATCTGCTGGCGTACATTCCTATGCTCTTCTTCTGCTAGCTTTTGCAATTTATTATATGTTGCATGATCTACCGCAACTGACTTGAATTTCTTTGTATCTGTCATTATAATCTCCCATGACCACCCACAATGTAAGGAATAATACCATGTACACCCATAAAGGCAAGAGTAAGTATGGAGCAAGAAAAACAACGTTCATGGGCATAAAATTTGATTCCAAATGGGAGGCGGAAAGATGGGGCGAGTTAACCGCTATGGAACGTGCTAATTATATAACAGACCTAGAACGTCAAATAAAATACGATATAATAGTTAATGATCAAAAAATTTGTAGGTACATAGCAGACTTTAGATACAGCAAGGTTGATGAGTATGGGAATCTTGAGGAGGTTGTTGAAGACGCAAAAGGTGTCGAAACTCCTGAATTTAAACTTAAAAAAAAATTGATGAAAGCTGTATTAGGTATTGATATATACTTGAGTAAGAAAGGAAATAATAATTTTCTCAAAATACCCTTGACTTGATAAATACCGTCTCCTATATTCAGTTCATGTTTAGCGACATTAACTGAAGGAGGCGTCAATGAACGCAGCAAATATTCCAAATGATCTATCAGCTTTAAAAACAAAGCGCGATGATATTAAATCAAAGATCGATGATCTCCAGTATGAATTGAAGATCATCAACAACTCCCTAAAAGATATGTTTGAGGACACTGCTAAAATGCAGTTATCCCAGCAAGGCAAGGACTTTGGCCAGACCACGATGGACACTGGCGACTTCAAAGTATCTTTGGACTTTAGAAAGCGTGTCGATTGGGATCAAGATTCCTTGGTAAATATTTTAAATAATATGGATGAAGATACAGCTAGGCACTACGTAAGTGTCAAGTACACCATCCCCGAAGCCAAGTTTCAAAACGCTCCACCAGAAATCAGAGGCGCTTTATCAGAAGCACGTACTGTTGTCTTGCAGGGCGTAACCGTTGACATCAAAGACAAGGAAGGATTGTAAAATAATGCTTAAAATTATTTCCGCAGAAGAAAGGCTTGCCGAAAAACGCGGTCACAAGATTGTGATCGCTGGCTCGTCTGGTGTGGGGAAGACATCACTGGTGCGTACCTTGGACATGAGCAAAACATTGTTCATGGACTTGGAAGCTGGTGATGCCGCCATTGAAGGATGTGAAGTCGATGTCATTAGACCACGCACTTGGCAAGAGTGTAGAGACTTTGCATGCTTCCTTGGGGGCGGGAACCCTGCTTTAAGCGACGACTCACCCTATAGCATGGCGCACTATGAATATGTCTGCCAGACATATGGAGACCCACAGGCGGCTTTGTCCAAGTATGACACTATCTTCATCGATAGTATCACTGTAGCTGGTCGCCTATGCTTTACGCATAATCAAAATCAGCCGGAAGCTAGATCAGATCGCACAGGAAAACTAGACACTCGTGCAGTATATGGTGCGCAAGGTCGTGAGATGATGGCTTGGCTAACTCACCTTCAGCATATTCGTGAGAAGAACGTTATCTTTGTCGGTATTCTTGATGAAAAGACAGATGATTATGGTCGTCTTACTTATGATTTGCAGATTGAAGGTGCAAAGACTGGGCGTGAGTTGCCCGGAATTGTAGATGAGTTAATTACTATGACAACTGTTCCTGCTGAAGATGGAACGTTTTATAGGGCATTCATCTGCACTGCGTTAAATCAGTGGGGTTATCCTGCTAAAGATAGAAGCGGTAGGCTCAATGAAATTGAAGAGCCGCATCTTGGCAAACTGTTTGAAAAGATGTCTGGTCCTCGGCCAGAGTCAATGCAGTTTGTAAATCCAGAAACGGTCAATAATACAGAAGAGGAAAATTCACATGCTTGACCTAAACAATGTACCACCCATGGAAGGTGGAAACGGAGACTTTGAACTTATGCCTGATGGAACTGTGGTAAGCGGTATCATCAAGCTACTTGGTGGCGACATTGAGTTGCCAGAGTACGGCGGTGGCAATTACTTCAAAGCATCTAAGGCAACAAGCGCTAAATGGCTACCAATTGAATTAACTATTGTCGGCGGTGGTTTTGATAAGCGCAAAGTATGGCAAAACATTTTTGTTGATGGTGATGCCAAAGATGAAAATGGTATGTCAAAAGCCAGAAAGATTGGTCTTAATACGATCAAGCAAATGGTAGATAGTGGGTTTGGTATTTCACCGAAAGATGAAAGCGAAGACGCAAGAGCAAAACGCGCATCTATTCAAGGCATTCAGATGATTAATGGTATGACCATTTCTTGTGTGCTTGGCATTGAAAAAGGACGCGATGGCTATGCTGATCGCAATAAGATCAAGACAGTTTTAACTCCAGACTCAGATAAGTATGTGACCGCTTCTGTAACAGCGCATCCTGTACCTTCTAATGCTCAAGTTCAGCAACCTGCGGCACCAACACAACAGACAGTAGCACAGGGAGCACCATCATGGGCGCGATAACATCATTATGGCAGTTTATTATTGGCAAACCTTCAGATACAGTTATGCCAGATTATCTTAGCGGCAAACCTTCAGAGGTCGCTAAATCCGGTAAGGGGGACGCCGGAGCCGTAAAGTCCCCCACATTAGAAAATACTCCTAGATATTGTGTGGCAACCTTAAAGCTGGTTTCTCGCCCTAGAGGAGCCTCTATGTCTCACCTGATCAATAAGACAGGTAAGACCAAGGGATCTTTATCACAGGAGATTTCTACTTTGCGTAAGCATGGCCACAATGTTTTGAAATCTCGCAAGGATTCAAAATCTGAATATATTTATAAGGCAATGTAGTCATGTTGCTACGTCCATATCAGGAAGTTGCTGTAAGTGACGCATCTGATGCACTGGACAAGCACGGTAACACTTTAGTCGTTGCGCCAACTGGGGCTGGAAAGACAATTATGCTTTCTGCCTTGGTTGGCAAACGTCATAAGGGTTCACAGAATGTGCTTGTGCTACAGCATCGTGACGAACTTGTTTCACAGAATTCAAATAAATTTCATCTTGTGAATCCAGCTTTGAAGACCAGTGAAGTAAATGCTTCACAGAAAGATTGGTCAGGTGACGCTGTATTCGCAATGGTGCAGACTCTTTGCCGCGAGAAGAACTTGGACAATATGCCCAAAGTTGATCTTATTGTGGTTGACGAAGCGCACCATACTGTTGCGGATACATATCAACGTATCATTAACGCCGCAAAGAAGGCCAATGAGGGGGTTCAGATCGTTGGCTTTACCGCTACCCCCAACAGAGGCGATAAGAAGGGCTTACGGGACGTATTTACGAACTGTAGCCACCAAATAGAAATTTCCACGTTAATTCGTGAAGGGTTCCTTGTACCGCCAAAGACATTTGTAATTGATGTTGGGGTACGAGATGAACTGCGTCAGGTACGCAAAACCATATCTGATTTTGACATGGCTGAAGTTGAGCGGATTATGAATCGCCGAGCCATTAACAAGCGTGTAGTCGAAGAGTGGGATGATAAATCTGGTGAGCGCCAGACGATTGTGTTCTGTTCGACTGTGCAGCATGCCGAAGATTTATGCGAAGAGTTTGTGGCTTACGGTATTGAAGCCGCAACAGTTACAGGCGATACGCCAAAACATGAACGCGAACAAATTCTTCACGATCTAAGCACCGGATACATTCAGGTAGTGGTTAACGTAGCTGTGTTAACAGAAGGGTTTGATGCACCACCTGTATCTTGTGTTGTTTTGACTCGCCCCTGTTCTTACAAGGGGACAATGGTTCAAATGATTGGCCGTGGATTACGCACTGTAAATCAGGATGAGTTTCCGGGCGTTGTTAAATCTGACTGTATTGTTATGGACTTTGGAACATCTGTCCTGACGCATGGATCGCTTGACGATGCTGTTAATCTGGATGGCGCTCAGAGTCATGTAGATGGCGAGGCTCCGTTAAAGATATGCCCTAACTGCGATGGCGAGATACCGTTGAATGCACGAGAATGCCCTATGTGCGGCCATGAAGGGCAGCGTCCAGAGGCAGATATACTTGAAGACTTTACTTTAACTGAAGTTGATTTGATGGATAGATCACCGTTCAAATGGATTGATTTGTTTGGTACTGGTGTTTGTATGTCTGCATCCGGCTTCAATGGTTTTGCGTTAATCGCAGATGTTGGTGTCTGTGTAGCTATGGTAAAGAAAAACAAAGGTCAAATAAGAGTTATAAGTATAGGCACAAAGCGTCAGGTTATGGCCGCAGCAGATGATTTTATGCGTCAGAACGAGTCAGGAGATAGCGCTAAGAAAACAAAACGCTGGCTTAATGATGCGCCTAGTCAAAAGCAACGTGATATGCTTGCTAGAAATGGGGTAGATGTTAGCCCAATTGACTTTTCATGGACTAAATACAGAGCGGCTTGTATGATGAATTATGTTTGGAACAAAAGAATAATTGATCAAACTGTTGATCAGATTATGTTAGAGGATATGGCATCGTGAGTAGGGGAGAAGTAAATTTTAGCATAATCTTTAAGGATAATGTTGGACTTGAATCATCTTACGTAATGATGTTTGAAGACCCTCTTGACCAAGATTCCATGCAAGAAGCTGTAGGCGATCTGCTGGCTTCCATAATATTTAAAAGTGGGAAGGTGGATGACTTTATTCGGGCAGAAGTTCTTATAGATATAGAAGAACAAGAAGAATATTTCTGCGCTATTTATTTATCAGAAGGAGAAGATGAGTGGCTGATCAGGGAGACTCACTCTCTCGAACAAACAATCCATTAAAAGAAATAGGAGAATTGTTCGGGAATATAGGTTGGGACAAAAGTTTGTCAGAGCTAAAGAAAGAAGAAGTATTAGCTATGGCTGTCATATTAAAAGAAATAGAAGGGTTAGAAGATGTCTGTACAGAAGAACGCCTTACAGAGCTTTTTATTAAATACAGAGGACTCGACAAAATCGAAGCCGAAGACATACCTTTCTAAGCTGTCTGATGAAATTATATCAGAGCTTGATGGCGGCATTATAACAAAGCAGAATAAGCAACCAAGACGTAAGTATCTTGGAGCTTCTTCTCTTGGTGATGAGTGCGCAAGAAAGCTTCAGTACAGATACATCGATATGCCTGTAGACAAAGAAAAAGAATTTTCAGCTAAAACATTACGAATATTCGGTCTCGGTCATACTATCGAAGATATGATGGTTATGTACTTTAGGGACGCTGGGTTTGATTTGCGTACAGACAAACAAGGCGAACAATTTGGTTTTGAAACTGCTGATGGCGAAGTGCGTGGTCATATTGATGGCGTAATATGTGATGGTCCAGTAGAAGCTCAGTACCCTATGCTGTGGGAATGTAAGTCAGCATCAGATAAGAAGTTCAAGGAATTTGTTCGTAAAGGTGTGGCGGAAGCTAATCCTGTGTATGCAGCACAGATTGCTTTGTATCAGGCGTACATGAATTTATCCGAAAATCCTTGTTGCTTTACTGTTCTAAACAAGAATACAAGCGAAATATATATAGAGCTTGTGCCATTCGATGGCGACTTGGCTCAAGCAATAAGTGACAAGGCTGTAAACATAATAAAAGCAACGAAAGCACAGGAAATGTTACCGCGCATAGCGCAGAACGATGATTTTTTCCTTTGTAAATGGTGTGAATTTCGTAATACTTGTTGGTCAAAATAAAAAGAGGGGTTTGCAGACCCCTCTCTTTGATCAACCCGGTTAAGGAAGGTACAATATAATGAGTGTCGTAAGGTTTGGCAATACTACATCTAGTAGGTCTGCCCATGATTTAGTTGAAGAGATTTCAACAAAAGTTCCCAGAACAGAACAGATCCGTATATTACAGGATACATTTCCTGCTGGTCGCATTCATGGGAAAACGTTTTATATCGGGTCATTGCTTGGTGATCCGGGGCAATCTTTAAAGATTGATATTGACCCATCATCTCCGCACTTTATGCGAGGTCAGGATTTTAACGGCGGTGTTGGGATCGGGGGCATAGTTAAAATATTGATGGAAGCTCGTGGCATGAAAATGCCAGATATTAAAGATATGTTTTCTGATTATCTGGAAAACAGCGAACCACAAATTGTTCGTAATAATGCTCCTATCGAAAACCCAATTAGGCCGCAGTACAATTTAAATTCACCATATGATGCTGAATATATCTATACGAATGCTGATGGCGAAGTTCTTGTCTCCGTCCGTAGATATAACGTTAAAGATATATCTGGCAATCCTATGCTAAACACTAAGGGCAAGCCAAAGAAAGAGTTCCGTCCATTTGTTGATGGGGCTCCATACTCTAAGTTTCCAGATATACGCCCATTGTACAATATGCCTAATGTGCTGGCATCGGATCGGGTCATTTGGGTAGAAGGCGAGAAGTGTGCTGATGCTCTTAACCATGCAGGATATACCGCAACATGCACAATAGGTGGGGCTGGTGCGCTAACAAAGAAGACTGCGCCACAGTTTGATTTTTCAGCTTTGCAGGGCAAAGAAGTTATTTTATGGCCAGACAATGACCCATCGGGCAAGAAGCTGGCTGATCTTATACAGGATCTAACATTAGCGGCTGGTGCAAAGTCTGTAACAATGTTAACGCCGCCTATGGGTAAACCAGAGGGCTGGGATTCGGCAGATGCTTTGAACGAAGGGTTCAACATCGAACAATTTGTTAACACTAAAGCCAAGCATACCAAGACCAACATAAATCTTCTTGATGATTCGTTTCTTGTATCTAGGTTTGCAGGAGCCGCACCCGAACAAAAGTTCTTGATTGATGGCACGTTCCCGTTAGGTGTGCCTATTTTGTTTGCCGCAGCAGGAGATGCTGGTAAGGGCATGATGACTCTTGATATGGGCATGAAGATCGCATCGGGAAAGCCTATGACTAACGCTTTTGGCGGCATGGTTAAAGAATTTGGTAACGTGGTTATCTTTACTGCTGAGGATGACGAAGCAGAAATGCACAGACGGGTTGAGAGGCTTGATCCATTTGAGGAGCGTAGAAATTACGCGCACGATCTAAAGATTGTGTCCCTGCCTAATGTGGGCGGTGTGTTTGCCATTATGAATGAATCCGGTGGTGAGTTCGGGACTACTGAAGAGTTTGAAAAGATATACGAACAAATTGCACAGATGAATAATCTGAAGCTTATTATCTTTGATCCGTTGGCATCATTTGTACACGCAGATGTCAACGCTGACCCTGCGGCTGGTGCGGCTCTTACTGGCTTGTTAGCTCGTATGGCGACAGAAACAGGTGCATCTGTACTGGTTTGTCATCATATGACGAAGATTAAGGATGATGCTGTAGTTAAAACGCCAGAGCAAGCTCGTAATCTTATTCGGGGTACCACGGCTCTTGTAGATGGTGTGCGTTCTTCCTTTGCTATCTGGCAGGTTGATTCAGCTAGAGGCAAGAAGACTTGTGAGAGGCTCGGGGTTCCTTATCAGCGTAACAGTTGTTTTGATGGCGCTGTTGTGAAGTCAAACGGTCCTGCGTCTAGGGATATTAGGCATTTTGTTCGGGATAACATGACTGGTCTTCTAAGGGACAGGAGCGAAGAGATTAGCGCAATGAATGTTGGCACTGCTCTTGAAATGAAGCTAGACGCTATGTGTGACTGGATTATCCAATGTGAGCGCAATGGTATAGCTCTTACTCATATGAGCGGTAACAATGGCGTTCATAAGCGATCCGAAGACGCTGATGCTCCTGAGATATTACAAGGCATCGGGAAGCAAACTTTAGAAAAATATGTTCGGGATCTGCAAGCGGCTGGCCGCATTGATAAGTATCAGCTTACCGCATCGGGCGGTAAAGTATGGCTAGGTGCTGTAGATGGATCTATGAGCAACGGTGAATACGAAGCAACAACAGTAAGAGATAACCTATGATAGAGCAAGGGGATGGTAAATTTGCACAACTTATAGCTGACGGGCTTTGCCCTCGGTGTCACACCTTAAAGGAGCCTGTTGAGGTTCACGGGCATATACAATGTTCTGTATGTGGGCTGTACGTTAATGAGTGCTGTCAGGGAGAAACTAATCAAGATGAATGAAATCGGGGATTTGTTCGGGAATTATTCTGACCCGTACAGGAAAAAGAAGTTAAAACAGTTGGCAGAACAAAAAGAAACGCCGGGCAAAGTTCGCAGCAAAGGGCCAAAGGAGAAGAATTGTTCGTGTTGTGATAGCAACCGGGCTTGGCATAGCAGCGATGACGGCAAAACTTGGCAGTGCAGGGAGCATAAAATATGAAACGAGCAGATATATTAGACGACGCAAAGCAAAAGGTTACTATTGACCGGGCAAAAGATCATGGAGATTTAGAAAAAAATTTCCGAACAATTGCTCGATATTGGTCCGTTCATCTGGAGGTTGAAGTCAGCCCGGTAGATGTTGGGATTATGATGAGCTTGCTGAAGGTGGCTAGAATGAAGGGCAACCAAGCGCATGAAGATAATTACTCAGATGGTTGTGGATACCTTGCCTGTGCAGGAGAATTAAAATGAAAAAAAAGAAGTTGGAGCTAGAAATGAATATTCATCATTATAATAAAAACGCACCCGCTATTCACCTAAGTACGCACGAAGTTAAAGCGAAACTTAGAGCGCAAAAAATGCAGGAAGAAAATGATCAAAACTTACCCAATGACGCTTTTGCTGATGATGTAAAAAACCCAGACGCTGGGGACGATAGTAAATATTACTTTAAGGAAACATTAATGGATCGTGATTTTGTAGATTAATTACGGTTCTATTTTTTTATTGACATATGTGCAAACACTTCCTATATCTGTTATCAGGCACTATCAATGGAGGTAAAAATGAGTAGAGATCATTTAATGGAAGGCCCGTATGCGCCAATTGTTAAAGTAGAGGACGATGGCGACATTGATATTCGTAAGTGTAGCCGCGTTGATACGATTTATATGTATGAGCGTGTTCAAGAAATTCTTAACATGGACGATCTGGCCTATGGCTTGTCACGATTGCATGATGAGTTAGCACACAACTTTTATGTAGATACAGATCGTAAGATTGGTGAGGTTTGTGATGGCTAATTCATGGGATGGCGTTGAGCGTATGGCTGATGACATGAAAAAGCGCAAATTGGGC